ATCTGCTCAATATTACAAAAATAATGAAACATTCTTTTTAGACCAACCTGCAGTTGGTATTAAAAATAGAGTAACAGATAAAATTAGATCTGAAAGTGATACTTTACCTTCAGGTAGTGTATTATCCCCTATTCGTAAATTATCTCAAACAACTGAAGCAAGTGCATCATATACGGATAATATAAATTATTTAGAAGTAGCATTTTCACCACAAAACCAAATTAATGATGATATTATAGGACAATTAGGTCATTTTAATATTGGTGATTATATAGGAGACCCAAGACAAAGATCTTCATCTGCTCAAATATACCCTGATTTAAATAATTTAAGTGAAGAATATTTTAAAAAATATATTAAACAATATGATTTAGTAGATTTTGTAAGATTAATAAAATTCTTTGATAATTCATTATTTAAAATGATAAAAGATTTTATACCTGCAAGAACTAGTTTAGCATCAGGTTTAGTAATAAAACAACATTTATTAGAAAGAAATAAATATCCACAACCACAAGTATCCCATACAGATGAACTATTAACGGGTTCTATTCAATCTAAACAAATATGGGTTGAATCCCTGTCCGGATCTATGATGTCTTCATCTTTAATAGAAAGTTTTAGTGGTGGGGCAGCAGGTATGTTTAATCCCTTTAATAATGAATATGAATTAAGTATATCTAGTTCAATAATTAATGTGTCTGTGTCTACTAATGTTAGTGGTAGTATTCCTCCAGAAGTACTTTCTTATGTGCCTGGATTTCAACCCTTACCAGAAACATTAAAATTATATTTAAGATTTGCAAGTGATGCAAATGCGGGCATGATATCAAATGTAGCTAATGCTAGGGAGTTTTTTAATAGATCTAATTTAGGAAACCCAATGGCCAGACTTGTAGCTTATAATTCGGCAGATGTAGTAAATAATACTCCTACTTCATCACCATTAGCAACAATATTTGTAGACAATGAAAATAGGCCTCTTATTAGCCCAGAAATATTTGCATTAAATACAGTAGATGGAGAAGGAAGAGAAGTTGCAGAGTTAATAGCAGGTGGAACATCAGCTTCTGAGATAGACTATCCCGGAATTACTACTACAGGAACAGATATGCTTTCAACTAATCAACTATTTTTTATGGTATTTCCAGGTTCTGTACCTTTTGATGAAAGTCTTTATGAATTTTCAGGTTCTTCAGCTTTTTTACCCCACAACATTTCTAGTAATAATTTCTTTCCATCATCATCTCTTTCAGCCAGCACGGTACTTAATGATATAATTGTATACCCAACTCCACCTCAATTTAATATAACTCAAAGTTTTACAGTTACAACTCCTTCATTATCTGGATCAGTAACTAGAACACATAGATCACAAGATGAATTTTATAATGGTGAACTAAGTGGTTCTACTTTAGTAGTATCTAATGGAGAATTAAACGAAGATTGTGAACAATTTAAATTTATTAATCCTAAAGGTGCAAATTATGGAATAAGGTCATATAATTCTGTAGATGATAATTTTGGGGATTTTATAAACCCAAATCAAAAACCCCTAAAAGGATTTATACAATTATGGTTTCAAGATAATACTAGTGCAGCCCTACCAGCACCAAATCCTAGTTTATAAAATATTTATATGAAATGGCAGGAAGAATAAGATATATTAAAATAGCAAGAACAGATAGTAACGGAGTAGACATAACGAATTCTTTAGAATCTTTATCAACATTAGTAATCCCCTCGGGTTCATCCAGTTTAACTTATCAAATAAATAATAAAACAAGATATCCAAGTTATTATTTATTTCTAGTAACCCCTCCTACTAATACAAATATTTCAACTGCTATTACAAGTTCTGTACCTTATAAAGTTCGTACTATTCCCACAAGTAATAATGGTATAGCTGCAGTACAATATTCAGCTATGCCAGTATCTTTAGGTAATACTTCAGTTGATAATTTAAATTTAGTTAAATCAGCAACATCAAATACCAACCCGGGAGCAGGAGATTTAAATTATTTTGACCCTCAAACAGATATGCAAGGAAAACAACTTCATGTAAGTTTAATAGGAAGTGCAAGTGTTGATGGAAATACGGGTCAGGGTTTTCTTTCTATTAGAAAAGGAACTTTAGATGATTTTAATGCTGGAGCTGGCAGTAGTACAAACATTGCAGGAACACCTATTAATCCTAATGCTACTTCAAGCTTTGATTTATCTACAACTACTACTTTAGAATTAGGCCAAATTTTATATCTTTTAGTAAATGAAAATGTAAATAATTTTAATGCTACTAATATTAATTTTACTTTTAATACATTATTAAATATATCCTCATCACAAGCAACTGGATCATTAAAAAAAGAATTAGTAATAGAACCATTTTTTACATCTCCATTTTATGGAACAGATTGTGATGTAACATATGGAAATGCTTCTCAACCTGTTTCTAATCCATTTTTACAAGATATAGACTATGGGGATGGAGTAATAACCCCTGTAAATAATGAAGTTATTATAAGTGGATCTGCAACAAAAGGAACAGTTCCTGAATCATTTTTTACAGTAAAATCTATACTAAATCCTACTTATGAAAGTGTAAATACTGTTTCTGAATATAATAAAGAAGAATCAGCTTTTACTACACAAGTATCATCTGGAGTATTTGTAGCATATTTTGATTCTTATCAAACAATTCAACGATTTGCTCAAGAAAAATATCGAACAAGATTTAATCTAAAATATTTAATAACCCCAGAAGAAGAACTTATAGAAATAAGTAATGATCCTGATATTTTATATACTTTACTTTATAATTTTGGTACTAATGCTAATCCTAATACAACATACGATTTTATTTCAACTGGTGGTACAGATACTAATCGTTGGGGTCAAATTGATGGTTCTGTAAAATTAAGAGCTACTACTTTTTCAACTGGATCCTTTGATACTAGTGCAGATGCTAATCCTTTAGAGTGGAAAGGAGATTATGCAAATTATTTATATCAAGGAAATATTCAAGCATTTGCTTACACTACAGGTAGTATTCCAGGAATTTCGGGATCTTCATCTGAATTTCAAAATGTAGGAGGTATTTTATTCCCAGCTTCAATAGGATTAACAAGTGCGGCTGAATTACCTTCAAAAGCTAAAGAAATATTAACAAAAAATAACATTATTGCACCATCAAACACAACTTCTTAAAAGTAACTTGGATGGAGAATTAATAATACACATATTTATAATATATAATTAAACACAAATGGGATATTTAAATAATCAAGTAGTAACAGTTGATGCTATTCTAACAAAAAAAGGTAGACAACTTTTAGCTCAAAATGATGGTTCTTTTAGAATTACACAATTTGCTTTAGCAGATGATGAAATAGATTACACATTATACAACCCGAATAATGCTCAGGGTTCCGCATATTATGGAGAAGCTATAGATAACATGCCTTTATTAGAAGCCTTTGCTGATGACTCTCAAACAATGAAATATAAATTAGCTACTTTACCAAGGGGTACAGCAGTTTTACCTGTACTAGATTTGGGATTTGCAGCTATAACATTAAAACAAGGAGCATCTTTATCTTTAACTCCTCAAACATTAAATTATTTAGGTAATACTTCAGCATTTGAAACTTCGGGTTACACAGCAACAATAGCAGATGTTAGAACTATGGCTACTTTTAATGGAGTAGGAATTCAATCAGATGCAGCTCAAGCACAAAATGCTACTTCAACAACAACATTAGGAACAAATGTATCTTCTACAGTAATAGGATCTCAAATTAATCTAAGAGCAACTACAGTAAATACATTGTTTGGATCAAATGAACAACTAAGTACGACTTTAACAGTAGTAGGTTTAGATAGTGGAGCCAGATTAACAATACCTGTAACAATTACTAAAACAACTTAAAAATGGGATATAAAAGATTAGACGCAGAAGATTTTGTAGTTAGTGCTGATTCAGTACAAGCTACAGCATGGTCTACAGGAACACCAACATTAACATCATTTTTTACATCATCAGTTCAAGCAACAGGTACCTCAGGAAATTATTATTTAAGTGTATATCAAGTAGCAGCCACAGATTCTGCAACTGCAGTTCAATTTGATATAGCATATGGAAATAGGTATGGGAGTGGTAGTGAATATTTTAATTCTACCTACCCTAGCAGAACCCCAGCTTCATCTATTTATGGTCAATATAGATCAATGATATTAGAAGATGAAAATTCTAATTTTCAATATGGTACTAGTACTAATGTTTATACAGCAGATGATTTTTGGGCATTATCAATAGATAGAGCTAGATATAAAGAAAAAATTTATCCCCAAACATTTAATCTACAAATCTCAGGTTCGGGTGGAATGTTACATTTAACAAGTAATGTTAATGATACTCAAGTACAAACATTTTTAGGTTCTTCTAGAGTATTACAAGTAGTATCAGGTTCAGATGGTACTGTAGTAACAGGTGGAGGTGAAGTAGCAGGTTCAGGTTCTTATGGTTTATTATTTCCTGAATTAGGAACAGTTTTATTAAACCCAGCAGCTATTTCACAATCTATACAAGTAGATTCTAATAAAGATGCAAATTTAACTAACGGTACTAATCAGGCTACTTTATATGGAGCTATAGATTTAGGATCATCTTTTACCTTAAACTCGGAAGAAACAATTACTTCTGATTTTGTATTTGTAAGATCAAGAAACTCAGAATTTAATTATTCAACAAACCCTTCATTTATATCTGGTTCAACTGGAGAAGTAGTGTATAACCAATTTATAAATAATCCACAAGTATATGTTACTACAGTAGGAATGTATAATGATGCAAATGCCTATCCATTATTTCT